ACCCATATGCACTTGGTCGAGCGGAACCGGTTGTTCCGAGCGGGCCAGCAGTGGGTGAGTGCGACCGGGCTGGGGCCGTGGCGTGAGCCGGTTCGACCGACGGAGTCCAGCCGCATCGTCTACAACCTGATTGACAAGGCGCTGGACTCGCGCTTGCAGGTCATCACGGAACAGCGGCCGGGCTTCTCGGTGAACCCGATGACGCTGGACCCGGACGACCAGCGCAAGGCCGAGGCTCGGCAGGCCGCGCTAGAGTACGCCTACGAAGCGCAAGGGATGGCGAAGATTCTGGCGGAGGCGTCCTACTGGTCGCAGACCGACGGCGTCTCCGGTTTCCACGTCTACTGGGACCCGGAAGCGGGGCCGTGGGACGAGCGGATGGGCGAGAACGGCGAGAAGCGCCCGCTCGGCGACCTGCGGACGGATGTGGTGCGGGTCGAGCAGGTGCGCGTGTCGGCGAATGCGTCGGCGACCAAGATGCCGTATTACGTCATCATCCGCGAAGTCATTCCGGCGGTTGAGGCCGCGCAGATGTATGGCGCGACCGGGGCTGTGGCGTCGGGCAACGGGTCGGATATTGCGTTGGGCGATGGCGCAGACTCGCTGGGCGACAACTCCTCGCTGTCGCAGTGGGTAATGCAACGCTCAAATCCGGGCGAGGCAGACCGGCTTCGCAATGCAGACGTGGTCGAGCGATTCACGATGTATGTAGACAAGCACCCCGACCTTCTGCCGGACGGCTTGCAGGTCGTCATCGTGGGCGATGCGGTCGTGCTGGGCCCGATGCCGTTGCTCTTCGGAGTCATTCCGTTCGTGCGCGTGACCGATGGCTCGACCGACCCGTCGTATTATCCACGCCCGATTATGGAGCAGTGGATTCCGCATCAGCAGAGAATCAACGCGTTGTCGTCCAAGTGGTATGACTCTATCCGTGTCAACTCTGGTGGTCGTCTGTTGGCGCGACCGGGCGTGATTGCTCGCGAGACGTTTGTGGGTGGCCTGACCTCGGTGGTCGAGGTGACGGGTGCCGGGTCTATCAATGACGCCGTCCAGCCGCTCCCGAACTTCTCGGTGGCGAATGACGTGAAGGAAGCGCTGGCGCTAGAGAAGAAGGCGTTTGAGGATGCCTCCGGGTACAACGACACCAGCCGCGGGCAGTTCTCGTCGTCGTCGTCGGGTCGTGCCATTCTCGCGGCGCGTGAGCAGTTGGAGCGCGTCTTCGCTCCGGCGGTGGTTGCCATTGCCAATGCGATGACCGAGTGGGCGAAGGTGACGTTGGCCGGGATGGCGTGGGGCTATGACGTGCCCCGTGACCTTGGCGCGGTGGGCAAGAGCCGTCCGGACTTGGCGCGGGCGCTCAAGTCTGATGACTTCGACGGCACGGCGGATGTGCGCGTGGAGCCAGAGACGTTGATGCCAATGCCCAAGGCGATGCGGCTCTTCCTGCTCGACGAGCTCTTCCAGAAGCAGTTGATTTCGCCGAGCGATTACAAGCGGCTGATGCCGTTTGCCCTGACGCGGGCCTTGCAGTCGCCGGATGCGGACCAAGAGGCACGGGCCAACCGCATTGCCGATGCGTTGCTCACCGGTCAGCCGGTGCCGCCGATGCGGTGGCAGGACAACGAGGCCATCCATCAGGATGTGCTGGAGCGTAAGATTCTGTTGCAGGACGATATTGACGAGATGGTGATGCAAGCCGCCGACGCTCGCTGGCGTGAGCTGGCTACGCAGGCGGCACAGAAGCAGGGCCAGATGGCACCGATGCCAGAGGCTCCGGCAGGACCCCAAGCGATGGGTGGGGAAAATCCCTTCGCGCCCTCACCGACGGAGATGCCCACGGCGTCCTCGCTCCCCGGCATTGCGGCTCAGCCCGCGATTGCCCAAGGGGCGACGAACACCTTTGAGGCATTTGCTCCGCAGTAACGGACACTTCTCAAGGAGTAGAGTATGACCGCACCCACGTTTCCCGGTGACGCCCCGCCCACCCCTGAGGTGGGACCGGAAAACACCACGGCCTATCTAGACCAGCTTGCCGAGGACGCCGCCAAGGCCGCGCTCCCGGTAGACGAGGACTACGAGCAGGCGCGTGACGACAAGGGCCGCTTTACCAAGGTTTCGGACCTCAATACCGAGGAGGAGACGGCGGACGAAGAGGCGGCAGGGGACGACGCTGTAGCGGCGGAGGCAGAGGGCGAGGTGGCCAATGAGGCGACCACGACTGATACCCCGGCTTCCCCCATTCCGGTGCTGGACCGTGAGCCGATGGTCCAGATGACGGTGAAGGTCGGCGAGACCGAGATTTCCGGGCTCCCGGACTTGACCGTGACGTATATGACGCCGGGCGGCAAGATGCGGACCGACCCCATCGATAAGGTGGCGCGGCTCGCGGCCGATGGCATCTACAGCGAACAGCGCGAACAGCGGTTCCGCCAGATTGAGCAACAGAACGCCGAAGCGCAGGAGATGCTGGAGCAGTACCGCCAGCGGCTCGACGAGCGCGAGATGTATCTGGAGCAGTTGCTGGCCGACGAGACGCGCTACGTCAACGAGAAGGATGCGTGGGACCGGCAGAACACCCCGGAGATGCGCCTTGAACGGGAGCGCCAGAAGCTGGAGGATGAGCGCCAGCAGATGGAGATGTCCCGTATCGCGCAGGCGGGGGAGCAATACTTCACGAACACTCTGACTCCGGCGCTTGAGCAGATTGCCAATGCGGTGCCGCTGGTGGAGCCGGAGGAGTTGGTGGCAAAGGTCAGCCTGTATGTGCGGTCGCTGGAGGGGCGTCGGGGATACCTGATGCCGGACCAGTACGCGCAGGTGGGCGAGTATCTGGTCAGCGAGGTCGGTCCGTGGGCGAAGGCCCTACAGGAGCGGCGCTCGGAGATGTGGACCTCAAAGCAGGAAACCGAAGCCAAGGCCAAGCAGGCGGAGGCCGCGAAGGCCGAAGCCGCCAAGGCGACGGTGCAGAGTCAGAAAGCCAAGGCGCAGGTGGCAAAGGCCGCCAAGCCTGTGGGACAGCGGACCGCAATGGCTCCGAAGTCCCGACCCGCGCCAAGCAGTATCGATGACCTGATGGACGATGCGGTCCAGAGCGCCATCGATTCGGTGCTGGGCGCATAACCCCTTTTAAGAGAGACAACAAGCAATGCCTGCTCCTACTGTGATTTCGGATGCGGAACTTCAGGGTCTCCTGAAGAATGTGTACGCCAATTTCCGCGAGAAGGTTCAGAACACCGTGACCCCGCTCGTCGCCCAGCTGTCGAAGGCGCGTGAGGGCGGCCCCAAGAACATCCGCTGGGGCGGCAACGGCGTGTATTGGGACGTGGTCGTCGGGCGTCCGGCGGGTGGCAACTTCTCGACCGCTGGCTGGTTTGGTCAGGACACCACGGCCCGCGAAGTGCAGGCCAACACGGGCGTCGTCCGTGGCTACGTCCGCCGTCAGGTGGACGGGCTCGCCCTCATCGGCACCAAGTCGAAGGAGGCCGCGTTCCAGACCCTCGCTCGCAAGACGATGGAGGAGCTTCGTGAGGCCTCGGCCCTGATGATGCAGGGCTCGTTCCACGGCGCGGGCAACGGCATTCTGGCGACGGTCGTCGCTGGCGTGACCTCGGCCACCCAGACCATCACCGCGCCGTATGGCGTGGCGGCGTCTGGCCCGGCCACCCTGCTCCTCTCGGTGGGTGACTATGTCGCCATCACCGACAGCACGGGCGCGACGGTGCGTGGGCGTGGCTCGGTCTCGGCCATCAACTCGTTCCCGTCCTCGACGCAGGCCATCATCACGCTGTCCGGGTCGATTGCCTCGACCACGAACGACGTGGTTGTCAAGGCGTCGGCGTCTGACACATCGTTCGGTGCGGCCACCAACGGCCTCATCAACATCACCAACCGTGGCAACAGCTACAAGCTCCTCCACGGCATCACCTCGACGACCTACGGCATCTGGGACGCCATCCGCCTCACGGCGGGCACGGACACCCCGGACGCGAACCAGCCGACTGAGTCGGACATCTGGGACCTTATCCAGAAGGTGTCGGGCATCTCCGGCAAGGACGCGATGCTTCGTCCGCAGGAGTTTATGCTGATGACCACGCCGGGCGTGGGCAAGAAGCTGATGGAGTCGTTCGTCGGTCAGCGTCGCTTCGACGCCAAGGACACCGCTCGCGTTATCAAGGGCGGCTACAAGGCGGTTGAGGTTTGCGGCCTGCCGCTCGTGATGGACTACTACGTCCCCGCCGGGACCATCTACCTCATCCACATTCCGTCCCTCGCGCTGGTTGATGCGAAGGATTGGGGCTTCGTGGAGTACGAGGGCGCTGGCCCGGTCCGGTGGCTCGACGGCCGCGATGCCTTCGAGATGACCTACGGGTACTATGGCAACCTTGCGGCGCTCCAGCGCAATAGCCACGGGTCCATCGTTGGGTACACCGACACCGTCTTCTACAG